TTTAATATATTATATATATAATAAATAATCTTTATATCATTTTTTTTTTACTTATCATAAATGATATAAAAAAAATAATAAAAATAAAAGAAAGTAAAAAAACATACTGTACACAAGCCTTTTCAAATTAATTGGTCTTATAATAAAAAAATTAATTATAAATCGATACATGATAATATTAAATTATTTTGTTCTTGTATAAAATATCAAAAACCATCATGGAAAGAAGATTTTGTGGATTATATGAGAAAAATAATTATTACATAATATTATCTGATAAATATTTTGATAATATATATGAATCACATAGTTGTTTTTGTCCTATTTTAAATCTATTTGAAAATATAAAATTAGATTGAAATTCTGAACTATTTAAATAATCAACTATTTTCTGTAAATTAATATTAGTTTTTGGTAATAACATTAGTAAATTGCCACCAAAATATTGAACTTTACCAATAAATGCAACTTCTTTTTTTCTGGTCAAATTATGTATATATATACATTCTTTATTTAAATTTTGTGTAATAATTTTAAGATTACGAGGTGCCCCCCATTCATGCCAATTATTATTATTAAATTTTTTTATTTTTCTATTTAGTAATTTATCTTTATTATTTAATAAATATTGATTAATGTTATTATCAGTTGTAGGAAATTCCTGCAAAAATATAAATTTTTCAGTATTATCTTTACTATTTAATATATCTATATTACCATATTTGCTATTTTTATAAACACTATCTAAACCTGAAACTAATCCGACATATATATCAAAATAGATACTGAAGAATATATTTTTATCATTTAAATCATTAGTAAAAGTTATTAAACCATTTTTATTTACTATATATAATAATTTGTCATTATAGATACATTGTTTTGCTAATGTATTATTTTTACAATAACGAAAAACAATAATATCAATATTAGCATCTTTAAATAGTTGTTCATTATGTGGATGATAAATATTGGTAAAAGTTCCATTATTCATCATTATATTTATAATTTTACATGCACTTGTTAATTTAAAGAAGTCAGATGGTATAATAAATATCAATTCTCCATTATCTTGTAAAAGATTATAACATTTTTCAATAAAATCAATATATAAATTGCCTTTTTTAGTTCTTATATATGGTGGATTACCAATTATAGTTTTATAAATTTTTAAAATTTCTTGTTGTAAAAAATCTCCATATATAATAGCATTTTTATCAATAGTATTTAATAATGTGATAGTATTATCTATTTCATACATATCAAAAACTATATCAGGCATATTTAATGATACATATTCTACTAAATCACCTTGTCCGATTGAAGGTTCCAGTATTACATTAGGTTTATTTTTAATAAATTTATAAACAATATTTTTAAGACTGTGATTAGTTGTAAAATATTGTCCGAGATTATGTTTAGGCATATTGAATTAGATGTTTTATATATATTTATATATATTCATTTTTTTTATATAAATATAAAAATTTATACTATATAAGAGATAAAACTATATAAGAGATAAAACTATATAAGAGATAAAACTATATAAGAGATAAAACTATATAAGAGATAAAACTATATAAAGACAACAATATATATTTATGTTTATAGAAAATAAATTTTTAACCATATATATAAATATATTTGATATATATATAAACAAATATAGGTTATTATTATATAGATAATATAAGATTATCATTATATTTTTATTTTTAAGTAAAAATGACTGATATTATTACTTATGAATATGATTATTTTAAAAGTTTTGATAACAAAATATGTGAAAACCCCGATATAAATAAGAAAGTTATGTTTATTTTAAATTCTTATAAATGTTTTAGTAATAATAAAGAATACAAAAATTTTCTTATAAAAAAAAGTAAATTTAAAAATGAAAGTATCAATAAACCAATTAATATAATTTTAAATAAAATTACAAATGAAAATTATTTGAAATTACGTGATAAAATATTAGATTTAGTTGATTATATCGAAATAGAACATATTATATCATGTATATTAAATTATTCAGAAATGCAAATTGTTTATTCAAATATATTTGTTAATTTACTTGTTGCAATCAATTATAAAAAACCAATTTTAACTTATTTAAATAATGAATTACAACAATTTATAAATGGTAAGTGGTATTATGTTTCTTCATATAATAATGATGATGATGAAAGTGATGAAGATAATAGTTATGATAGTTTTTGTAGAAATATAGCAAATAAAAATAAAATAATAAATAAATGTAAAACATTTATAAATCTGACTCAATTACTTAATTTAAATTATACATTAATGAATTTATGTAATTATAGTATAAAATTGTTTAAAATTATTATAAAAAAGGATAAAAATATTGAAAACTTAGCAAATGCGCAATTAAAAGAAAATGTAGAAAAACGGATTGTTAAATATGAATTATATTTCGAATTTCTTAAATATTTATGTGAAAAAAACAAACGATTTTTTAAAAGAAATAAAAAAGAATTTTTGTCAATACATAATCAAATATTAGAATTACATACTAATAAATTAATAAGTGCAAAAATTAAATTTAAAAGTTTGGATTTAATTGAATAATTAAATTATATATCATTTTATAATGGTGAAAATTTTAATGATGAATTAAACATTAAGAAATCATGAGGTTCAATTGTTTTATTTTTTTTATCACTCTTCTGATTATTTAAGAAAGTTTCAACATTAGAATTAGATATATTATTTTCAAGATTTTCCAATTGTTTCTTTAAATCTTTAATAATATTAATTTGTTCATTATTTCCATTAACAAATGATTCTTCTTTATCATTATTTGCAGAATTATTTGCAGAATTATTTGCAGAATTATTTGCAGAATTATTTGCAGAATTATTTGCAGAATTAGCTGCCGAATTAGCTGCCGAATTAGCTGCCGAATTAGCTGCCGAATTATTTGCAGAATTATTTGCCGAATTATTTGCAGAATTATTTGCAGAATTAGCTGCCGAATTATTTGCAGAATTATTTGTCGAATTATTTGCAGAATTATTTGCAGAATTATTTGCCGAATTAGCTTCAGAATTAGCTTCAGCATTATTTGCAGCATTATTTGCAGCATTATTTGCAGCATTATTTGCAGCATTATTTGCAGAATTAGTAGTATTATCAGTTATATCTTCTTGTTCTTCATCACTGTCAGACTCACTATCTTCATTTAGTTTATTATTTGCTAAATTAATAGATTTATTTTGTAATATTTTTGCTAAATCATTATTATTTTTTTCATTATTATTTATTCCATCATTAAATCCAATATTTATATTTGCTTTTCCTTGAACTTCAAAATCACTTTCTGTTTTTAAACTAATAAAATCTTCTTTATTTTTTTTCTTATTAGTAAAACCTTCTTTTACATCATTTTTATCTTTAACTTTATCATTTACTGTTTTAATTTTAAATTCATATTGTATATTATTAACAATTTTATATGCTAATAAAAAGAGAACAGCGAATGATATAATATATAAGATAAAAGTTATTAAAGAATATAACATTCTTATTAATTATTTATTATTAATTATTTAATTTTGTCAATATATTATTTATATTAAATATAAAAAAAATAAATATAAATCTCAAATTAATTAATAATATTTTATATTATTATATAATAATAATAATAGATTAGTAAAAAATTGTTAATATAAATAAAAATAATTAATGTCATTAATTAATGAATCTTATAATACTGGTATAAGTCCTCTTATTGAAAGATTAGCACAAAAACCAAATGCATTTTTTCAATTTATCACAAAAGAAGCACCTATAAAAGAAACAGTATCTTCCACTTATCTTACAAAATGTTATAATACAGCCACAACTTTATTATATCTATTAACATTAGATAAAACAAGTTTAGATAAAGCAGATATTATATGCCATGAACAATTATATAGAAATCCATTAAATAAAAATGAAAAAATTGATAAATTGAAAAAACTTAAAAAAGATTTAGCAAAAAATGAGAAAGGTATAATTCTTTATTATATCTTGATGAATGTAGGCGATATGGATTGTCAAGGATCTTCAAATAATAATAATAATAATGATTTCTTTAGCAAATTTACAAAGACAAAAACTTTCCCAGGTCATGTATTTATAGTTGAAAAAGTTGGTTATACAAATAAACAAGGACAATTAGATGTTAAATTTTATTTATATCAATCATATATTAATAAATATACACTAAAAGATTATTATGAGCAAAATGGTAATAGTTTTGCAATAGATAAAAATGTATTATTATCATATATAGATAATATTATCTTATTATTTCAAAATGCAAAATGGCAAGCATCAACAACTAAATTTTGGAAAGATTTTACATTAGTTGATTCAAGTAATTTTGAAAAATGTGAATTTACGAAAGTTAAACCATGTTATTTACGATTCAAAATGAAAGATATAAATTTTGTTTTAAAAAATTATGATAAATATTTAAAAAAAAAATTAACAGATATAGATAAGAAAATAAAAGAGTCTAATTGTAATTATTATAATATGATATTTGATGTAGAGCATAATCAATATTCAAAGACATCAGCATCAGCATTACCTGAAAATATTAAAGCTTTAAGAGAATATATTCAAAATTTAATAAATGAAATTAAAAGTATATCTTATAAAGTAAATAATAATAATAATGGCAGTTTACATCTGAAAAATGCTCGTAATATGTTGAAAATATAAATTTTTTTATTTTTTTATTTATATTTATATATATATTTCTTATATAATATTATATAAGAATATGAATAAATAATTAATAAGTTGTAAATTAATAAGGTGTAATGAGTGTAGTTGATAAAAAGATTCTATCATTAGATATAGGAATTAAGAATTTATCTTATATATTAATATCAATACCTGATAATGATGATAAATCTAATATTGAAAGTTCATTTTCAATAATTGATTGGGGTATATTAAGTATAATAGATGAAAAAGAGAAGGTAAAAGATTTTTCTTTTACAGAGATAAGTGATAAATTATTTTCAAAATTAACAACTAAATTTACGGATGATTATATAAAGTCAATTGAATATGTAATATTAGAAAATCAACCAGTATTAAAGAATCCAGTTATGAAATCAATTCAAATGATGTTATATAGTTATTTTTATACATTAAAATATAGAAATAATTATGATAAAATGATATTAAAATTACAATCAGCAACATTAAAAATAAAAGTAGAGAATTATTTATTGAATTATAATGATAAAGATAGTGTAATAAATGAAGTTAATAGTAAAAAAAAGAAATTAAATTATAAGGAAACAAAGGATAAAGGTATATCTTTAACAACATATATATTGGAAAATAATAATTTAATAACTAATGATAATAAAGAATTATTTAATAAGTCAAAAAAAAAGGATGATTTAGCTGATTGTTTATTACAAGGATTATATTATGCATATAATATAATATAATATAATATAATATAATATTTCAATAATTATTTTTATTTAAACAATATATTTAAATATATATATTTAAAGTTAAATAGTTATTTTAAATTAAATAATAAAAAAAAATCGTGATTAATATAAAATGATAAATCCACAGTTAAATGTTAAAAATAATATACAACATCTTGGTATGGATTTATTAACAAATCAAAATAGTAATCAGCTACCTACACAAATGCATCCTTCTAATATGATTCAGCGACCACAATTTGACGCAGCTACATCAGTTGGAAGTTCGTCATCTGGTTCTCGTCGTTCAAATAATTCGTCTAGACATCGACATAGACATAATGAACATCATGTGAATTATGAACATAATAGACATAGAGATAATATAAGACCAGAAGATTCTGCATCATCTGTATCTTCATCTGCCCAAAGTGCATCAAGTTCTGGTTCAGGTTCTGGTTCATCTGGAACTTCAGGTTCATCAAGTTCAGCATATAGTCGTGAAAAATATGCGCGAATGTCTCCCGAGCGTATATATCGTAAAAAGAAAGAATTATTATATAAATTTGATAGATTAGATAAGCGGGGTGGATTTGCGCATAATTTTACAATAGAAAGTGATTATTATGAAATGAAAACAACATATGATAGAATTGTGAATGATAAGTTAATAGATAGTTCAGTTAAGTTTCAACGCAAAGCATTAGTTGCATTTATAAGTGGTATTGAATTTCTAAATGGTAAAGTTAATTCACCTGCTAAATTAGATGGATTTTCAGAATCAATAGCTGAATCAACAGAAGGTGCTGAATATGATGATATATTTGAAGAATTACATGAGAAATATAAAGGTAAATCACAAATGGCACCAGAATTGCGTTTAATTTTTTCTGTAGTATCAGCGGCTGTATTATATCACTTTACTAATTCTATAATGGGAAGTTTTAAACAACAAGCACCAGATTTAACAAATATAATAGAAAGCGACCCGGAATTAAAAGCAAAAGTCGCACAAGCAACTGCTAAGAAGATGCAGCAAGACCAAGCCCAATCCGGTAATTCAATGGGTTCTGGATTAATGGGAATGTTAGGAGGATTATTAGGTGGCGGAGGTAATAAGAATGAAAATCCATTGGCTGGAATGATGCAAGGAATGATGAGTAATATGCAAAATATGCAACAGCAATCACAATCTCAACAATATTCTGCTCCACAAAGAAATAATGCACCTCCTCCAGCTGCCCATCAAGAACAAGAACAAGAACAAGAACAAGCGAATATTAATAATATTATGAAGCAAATAAATCAAAATATAAATATGGAAGAAGATGGAAGTGATTTATTGTCGGGTGTATCATCTAATCTTAGTGATACAATAAGTATTGGAACAAATGATATGGGTCCAAAAATAGCTGGAAAAAGAATGATGAATCTTATATAAATAATATTATAAATCAACACTTTAAGTTTGGTTATTATCAATTGTAGAGGATTTAAAGGAAATTTAGCGCTAAAAGTAATATAGGAAAATTTGCGCGAATTATCTTTATATAATAACTATTTTATAATAAACAATACAGTATATAAAGGTATTCCGCGCATAATTCTCTATAAAAATTTTATTTTTACACCTTTGTGAAATAATTTTTCATAAAAATAAAAATTATATTGATTTATGTAAAAATATTTAAATAAGTTATTTGTAAATAGTTTTCAAAAGAATCTATTCAACTATATATATGATTTTCATTAAAATTTTCAGAATATTTATTATACTATTTGCCGATCTCTACGATTCAATCAAATATGAATAGATTTGATTGTATCGTATAGTGCGTTATCACTGTTTATTTAGTAAATACCATTTTCCATAAAACAAATGCAAATATCATAGTAATAAGTGAATGTAATAATGCTGCAATAATAATTGTATAACTGGTAACAGCTATCCAACTAAAAGTATGAGGTATAAATTTAAGCTTACTATCAGAACAATAACATCTGTCATAATTTAATCTATTATAATATACATCACTAATATATAAGAATGCAGGGAATAATGTAATTAAATCCACAGCCGATATAATAGCCAATAGTGGCGCAATTTCATCAAAAAAACCCAGCATAATATTATTAAATCTTGTAATATATAATCCGATAACTAATAGTAAAAAGATTATTTTAATAAGTGAATAATAGTAAATATAATCTATAACAATATTTTTAGAACATAAACATTTATTTTGTTTATGTTGATTTTCTAAGAAATTTAAATATGCTATATTAAATGAATATATAATAATTTGTATAATAGTAGTAACAATAATAATAGCAAATTCTTTACTTGAAAAACGTTCTGTTATGAATAATGGAGTGATAAATGGAACATAAATTTCAAGTTCTTTCATTGATGACGGAACTTTCATAAAATAATGTTGGTATTTACCATAGAATTTTTCAGCTTGCCTATTCATTGTATTATGTTTATATAAAATATATTTATTATTATAATATTATATATTAATTTTATTAAATATAGCATATAGCTATATATTAATTGAAAAAAAATTTATGATTTTATTAGTTATGCTATTGCTAGTGTAAATGCCAACTTTTATTATATTGTAATCATTCAATTTATTTTTTCGTAAGTCAGCCTTATTGAATAAAAAAAACTTATAAATATTTATATTTATTCTTTGTGTGTTTTTTTCATTTATAATTGTAATTTAATACATATTATATTATAATCATTTATTAATTTTTTTACTAAATCATCATTTTTATAATCATTTAAATAATATATTTCTTTTATACCACACGAAATTATATTTTTGAAACAATTTATACACGGAAAATGAGTTATATAAATAATACTATTTTCTATTGATACTCCACGTTTTGCTACATCACATATAGCATTTTGTTCTGCATGAACTGTCATTTGTTCATGATTATTTATAACAACAGATTCATGTTTAAATCCACTTATAAATCCATTATAAGCACTTGATATAATATGATTATCTTTAACTATTACACAGCCAACTTTTAAACGCTCACATGGTGAACGCAATGATATTAAAACCGCATTACTCATAAAATATTCATTCCAATCTGGACGATAATTTATTTCTTTTTTTATATTTTCAAATATATGTATTAAAGACATCTTTGATATTTATATTTTTACCAATTATTTAATTTATTATTTTTTTTTTTATTATCATTTTTTTTTTATATGTAAAATTTTTATAAAAAAAATAAAATATATATATATATATTTAAGGCTGTCCCAAAATATAAAAACAACAAAAAAAATTATACGTGCATCGCTACATTTGCACGTATTATCCACTCTTTTTCATAATGCCAAAGCAAGCTTATTATGAATTAAAAGAATGGATAGAACAGAATATCGATTCATAGTTATATATAAGTATAAATACTTATACATAACCAATTAGATATCTGATATTTTTTTATTATAACATTTTTATAATATAAAATATCAAATAAATATCTGATATTTATATTATAAAGATATTATATCTTATAATTTGGTGATCTAATATAATTATTAGAAATAGCATTTTTTTTTACACCTTGATAGCCTTAAGTAATAACTAACATTAATCAACAATTAATTAATTTTATACATCTTATATAAATAGTAGTATAGAAAAATATAAAAAATTTACTTATATAAATATTATATTTATAATATAATTCTTTATATAATAAATTTACGCGTATTATCCACTCTTTTTTTCATAATGCCAAAGTAAGCTTATTATGAATTATAAAAATGGATAAACCAGAATCTCTTAAATTTACATATATTATCCACTTTTTTTTCATTTTTATAATGCTAAAGCAAGCTTATTATGAATTATAAAAATGGATAAACCAGAATCTCTTAAATTTACATATATTATCCACTTTTTTTTCATTTTTATAATGCTAATGCAAGCTTATTATGAATTATAAAAAAATAAATAGTCCAGAATCTCTTAAATTTACTTGTATTATCCACTCTTATTTTTTCATAATGCCAAAGCAAGCTTATTATGAATTATAAGAATGGATAGACCAGAATCTCACTTCATAGCTATATATAAGTATAAATACTTATATATAACCAAAGCAAGATTATTATGAATTATAAAAATGGATAAATTCGAATCTCTTAAATTTACATGTATTATCCACTCTTTTTCATAATGCCAAAGCAAGCTTATTATGAGTTATAAGAATAGATAGACCAGAATCTCTTTTAATAGCTATATATAAGTATAAATACTTATATATAACCAAATAAACATCTGGTATATGTATTATAAAGACACGACATCTTTTTATATAACCAAAGCGAGCTTATTATGAATTATAAAAATTGATAAACCAGAATTTCTAAAATTTACGCGTATTATCCACTCTTTTTTATAATATCAAAGCAAGCTTATTATGAATTATAAGAATGGATAGATCAGAATATCTGTTCATAGCTATATATAAGTATAAATACTTATATATATAACCAAATAGACATCTGATATATATGTTATAAAGACACTACATCTTTTTTATATATATAATATAATTATTAGAAATAGCATTTTTTTTTATAAGGCTAAAAAGCCTTAAGTAAGATTAATCAATAATTAATTAATTTCACATCTCTTATATAAATAGTAATATAAATTAATTTAAAATATACTTATATAAACATTATATTTATAATATCTATATAATTCTTTATATCTATATAATTCTTTATATATATATATAATTCTTTATATCTATATAATTCTTTATATCTATATAATTCTTTATATCTATATATATAAATCTTAAATGTGTGGTATTTGGTTTTATTTGACAAAATCAGAAAATAGTTATAAAATACTAACAAAATATGAGCCTTATTACACTAAATTAAAGCCAAGAGGTCCAGATATGACTCGCCAATTATGTGAAAATAATATGTGTTGTGTATTTCATAGATTATCAATTAATGATTTAAATCCAACAGCGTGTATGCCCTTTGAATATAATAATGATATACTCTTATGTAATGGAGAAATATACAATTATAAACAATTAATTGATAAATATCAATTTAAAATGAATACATCATGTGATTGTGAAGTAATTTTACATTTATATAAATTATCAAAAGAATCTACAACTTCAAATGATTTTAATACAATAATATATCAATTATGTAATCAATTAGATGGCGAATTTGCGTTTATTATATATGATAAAACATTAAATAGAACTATATGTGCAAGAGATGCATATGGTGTGCGACCATTATTTATAGGAATTAAAAATAATTATAATGATAGTATTATTGGAATAAATGAATATGAAGATATTATTTTATCAAGTGAATTAAAAGGAATAAATGATAAAGAATTTCATACATCACAATTTAAATGTGGTAATTATGCAATATTTGATAGTATAAAACTACAATTAATAGAATATAAACAATATACATCAATTAATTCGAATTATCAATTAGTTAAAGATAATTTACTAAAACCACCAGATAAACCATTATATAAAAAAATTAAAGAGTTATTTATAGATGCAGTTGAAAAACGAGTAAAAAATTCAGATAGACAAGTTGCATGTCTATTATCTGGAGGATTAGATTCATCATTAGTAGCGTCTATTGCATCAAGATATTTTGAACCATATACACTTGAAACATATTGTATTGGGTTAAAAGATAGTCCTGATATGATTGCAGCACAAAAAGTAGCAGATTTTATTAAGTCAAAACATACAAATATAGTTATTACAGAAGAACAAATGTTGAATGCAGTACATAATGTAATAAAAGTTATAGAGTCGTATGATACAACAACTGTTAGAGCATCTGTTAGTAATTATTTAGTAGCAAAATATATTTCAGAGAATAGTCAAGCTAAAGTTTTATTAACAGGAGAATATTCAGATGAAATTTGTTTTAGTTATATATATAGTAAATATATGGAAGATGAAGAAATATTTTATAAGGAAAATTATAGATTAGTAAATGATATTCAATATTATGATTCATTACGCGCGGACCGAGTAATATCTGGCAATGGTTTAGAAGCACGAGTTCCGTTTTCAGATAGAAAATTTGTAGAATATATTATGAATATTCATCCATCAGCAAAAATGCCAAAAAATAGTAATAATATTGAGAAATATATTTTACGATCAGCATTTGATGATGGAGAAACATTACCATATGAAATATTATGGAGAACAAAAGAAGCATTTTCAGATGGTATATCTACACAAAAGAAATCATGGTATGAAATATTACAAGAATATATAGATACACAAATTAGTGATAAAGAATATAAAGATAATAAAGATAAATATACACATATATCTATAAAAAATAAAGAGATGTATTATTATGTTAAAATATTTGATAAATATTATAATACACATACAATAATACCATATTTATGGGTTCCAAGAGATAAAAATGGTAATATATTTACACATGAGCCATCTGCTCGGATATTATATGATATATATATGAAGGAAATTGCATCTCCTTTATAAATCCTATACTTAAAAGTTTATTTGCAATTATGTGTTTTCACTTACTATATTTTTTGGTGTGTCTTTTTTTTTATTCATTATCAATTGTTATTTTGCTCGTATAAATGCAATATATCTTGTTTTTGAATTTATCTATTCATAAGATAAATTTACAATTAAGAACATATATATATCTTTCATCAAAACCATTAAAATAATGATACATATTCTCACTATCAAATTTTGTATTTCTATTATATTTTTACAATCTTTATAAATTAACCACACATATAAATACATCCTATTAATTTAGTGGTTTTGTCTTGTTCTCTCCAATCAACTTTTTTTAATGCTTTAGCTACAATATTATTATTAATATTATCTGTTTTTTTTTTAGAACATCCGCAATAACAAGATATTAATAAATCGCCAATTTCAATATTGCCATTATGATTACAAACTTTTACTCCTCCTTCACCAAGAGCATTCACAGCATAATGATAGTATCCGTTGTAAAAATTTGTTGGATTTTCTTCTTCTTTCTTGTCTTCCTTATATTTCTTATTTGTTAATACACCTATAATCGCTTGTGAATTATCATTATCGCATATTTTAGTATGCATTATATTGTTATTAATATCAATTAATTCACTATCAATAACTTCTACTAATTTACCTATATTTTCTTCCAAATTCCATTCAACATCACTTACTACATTATGCCCTCCGGTAAATTGATAAGTTGTTCCTTCAATATGTAAATTATTATTTACATAACAATCAACTGAAGAACCTGAGTATGTCACTTTAAAGCCAAGATAGGTGTTATCATGTAATGCAACGCCATTTCCGTGACTTATATATAAATAGTCAGAATCACTTCTAACAATTCCATTCTCATAAGACCAATTAATTCCTTGATTAGCTGAAGTTTTGTTAAAATATAAATTATTATTTACATTTAAATTATTAGTTACATGACAATCTTTATTTATATGTAAATGATTAGTTACATGACAATCTTTATTTACATATAAACTATTTTGAACAAGACAATCAACTCCTGACGACAAGTTATATATTAATTGAAAGCCAAGAGTGTAATTCATATATAATGCGACGCCCTTGTTGTGATTTAAATATAAAAAATCATATTTACTTATAATCTTTCCATTATAATAAGTCAAATTAATTTCCTGATCAGCTTCATTTGCAAACGTCAACGGATATTTCATATGAACCGGCGACTCTAAATATATTTTATTTGCTCCACCTGCTTTTAAATTTATTGACCCCGATGTATCGTAAGGAGGGTTATTGGCTAAAGAGCCTGGATAATAAGCTCCTATAACCCAATTATTATTAAGTATTCCAATCATTCCCATTCGACCATCGGAATTAGTACCATAATATTCTTGAAACGAGTCATTAGCACCATTATTTTTTAATGTCATATAAACACCTGACGCATTAATTTTTTTTCCAGTCATAGTAAGACCATAATTGTCAAAATATGCAATTTCGGTTCCATCAAGATTATTACTATCAGTACCATAAGCAAATTTAACACCATAATGTCCTATACATCGTAAATATCCATTCTCATAGCGTATACGTCCTCTGATTTTTGTATTATCAAAATTATCTGCATCAAAATATAAATATTTACCATTATTAATCCAAGCACCATCTTTCGAAAATTGTATTCCAGGCAAATCTTGACCATTAAAATAAAATTTATAATAAATATCTGCATTAAACCTAAAAGTATGACTATCAATTCCAATTTTATACAAACCTCCCCATAAATCTAATTTATCACTTGTTGACTTTGTAAAAGTTATTTTTTTATGCCTTGCTAATATGATGTCTTTTAATAATGTTCCATCATTAGACATTTCGAATGGGATATTATTACTATCATTATTAAATTCTATAAAAAAATTACCTGTATTTCCACAGCCTATTTTGACTGGATTATTATTGTAATTAAACATTTGTATTCCAACACCTCCTGAACTTGATTTTTTATATAGTTTAAGGGCTGAAAAGTCATTTGAACTTTCAATTATCAATGGATTGGTTATGCTTCCAATATTTGATAAGTCGCCATTAGAATTAATATGTAATAAAGTTGTTCCGTCATCTTTTTTGAAATATAAATTATAATCATTAGTTATTTCAAATATATTACGATAATCATTATTAACAAAGCGTAATATCTCAAATAACTTATCAGATGCACTATTTGACATTCCCATTCCCAACAACATAACATTTGGCGATGCATTTGAAAATTGTAAATATACAGATGAATTTATGCCTTGATTATTATTAGATATTGCAATAGGATATGAATTAGCTGCACCATTATATTTATATGAAGTAAAATCTTTGAATGTAACCTCACCTATAAATGTAGAAGTATTAAAAAATGTAGCATTACTTTCTACAATTAAATTACTTGTATGTAATGTATCATTAATATTAACAACTTTGAAATTAATATCACTTCCAACTGTTAAAATACCACTAATATTAACATTACCATTATTATCAATATAATAAACTGTATTATCACTAACATTTTTCATAGTTAATGTGCCATTTTCAGTAATAATATTATTTGTTGTTAAAGTTCCTCCAAGAGTTATATCATTTGATACAGTTATACTATTTGAAAAATCGGCTGCCAATGCGCAATTAATTGTTCCGGATACATACATATTAGAAACTAATTCTAAATCACCTAATGATAAATTAAATAACGTATTACTCGTAACTCCAGTGATTGCCCCACTTACATCTAATAAACCTCCAACAAATTTAAAATAATTTGTTCCTTCTTCATAATAGAGGCCTACACTAGGTTTATCATATAAACGCACAGTAAACTGATTATTTACACTTGGAACATCACTATTTAATACTGCAACAAATGTTCTAGGGTTATATGATTCAATACGACGAACATAATTTGTATCATTACTTGTAAAACGGACTATCCATTTAGATACATTATATCCTGGATATTCTGAAAATAATTGAATATTATTAGTTGCACCAGTGCTTAAAGGTAATGTATTCGTAATAATAGGAGTATCTTGAGTTATATATCCCGTATTAGTATTATCAAGAACTTGATATCGTTTAATAAAAAAACCAGTTGCTAATGTTGAAGAATTGCCAGTATTTATTACAAAATAATTATTTTCTCCAGTTAATGTTTCTGTATTATTTATTCTATTAGTTCCAGAAATATCTAAATAACCTGTTATATATAAATTTTTAAATGAACTAAAAGTATCTGTGCTGGTGGCTATTATATTACTTGAAAATGTAGCAGTATCTAAAAATGTTGATGTGCTATTAATATCAGTTTGTCCATTTGCTGTTAAAGTATTTTTTATTATTATATTGCTTTTTACATTAACAGTATCATCAAATGTAGTTTTACCAGATACATTTAAATTACTATAAGTTCTTATATTTCCAGTAACATATAAATTTTTTGAAATATGAATATTTCCTACAGTATTTAATTGAAAAACAGAATTAGAATCTGAATACATATCTATTTGTCCATTACTTTTTATAGAAAATACATAATCATTTGGATTAGAAGTTGTTGAATATCCAAATGCACTAATATTAGTATCTAAAATACCATACATTGCAAAATTACGATTTCTATATTCAATAATTGATTGATTAGAAAGATATGTTTCATTTGTATTTGATATAGTTAACATTGGTTGCATATCATTTGAATAAGTAATTTGAACATTAGATTTAAAAGTAGTGCTATTAGTTACTGATAATGTCCCATTAACTTCTAAATTTAGTGTATCTGGTTGATAATTAAAACCACCTGCTACTGCAATATTACCTGAAATTTCTAAATTCGCTCCAATATATAAAGTATCATTTGTTCCTTGACATACTGAAATTGAATTTGTTCCAATTGCAATATTTTCTGGAAATGTTGTATGACGAGAAATCTGTAATGAAGTAGTATGATTTGATGAAATAAATACATCCATAATATTAAAATAATTATTATGATTATTACTAATTGTGTTATTTAATGTATTGATTACAAGTGAATTATTACCTGTTGTAATATTATACCCCATATATATACTATTATTAATATTAAGCGCATTATTATATCCAAGAACGATATTACTTGAACCAGAAATAGTATTTCCTGCTCCAATTAAGGTATTGGATAGACCACTATTTATAATAGAATTTTGTCCGAAACGGGTAGTTGATGTTGTTGCTTTAAATTGAATTGAAAAAAAACCATAATTTGCATAATTCATATTTATATATTTAGGATTTTATAAATTTCTAAAAACCCAAATTTATATTTTATGTAATATATCTTATTATTTATTATGTTTTATTGATAATTATTATATAGTAAAGTTATAATAATTATATATTTAATTACTTATATTACTAATTATATAAAATTATATTTTATATATAAATTATATTTTATATATAAATTATATGAAAAAAAAGAATTAGTTTATTATATATATATGATTAAATTATATATTATCTTTAAAGTTTAAAGTTTAAATTTAGCATATTCATTATTCCAAGTGTTTATAATATATTGTAAATATTCTTTATTTCTTTTAATAATATTAGTTTCTTCATAATAATTATCAATAATATTATTATTATAATCTATTTTCTTGATATAATTTAATAATATATCATAATTTGTGTTTTTACCTTTCTTAATATCAAGTTTCTTAGATTTTACTGTTATATCATATCCTGATAATTTTATATGTATTAATAATAAATAAATATTAGATATAAATATATCAATTAATTGTAATTTATTATGAACTTTAACTTTACGTTTATTTGTTAAATATGTATCAATATTATTTATTGATGATATATTTAATTGTTGAATTGTATATGTTAATATATCATCTTGTTTTTTATCTAATAATATACTGAAATCCATATTATTAATAGCTTTATCAATTAATTTAATGATATCTTTATTTTCATCTGTAATATTAATAATATTACCATTAATAATTTTAAAATTTAAATAAAATAATATAAAATAAAATAAACGACTTAATCGTTTTTCATATTTACTGTCATAATATGGAAATATATTATTATTTTTAAATAATATATATTGTAAATCAGTTAATAAATAATGTTCATTCATAATTAATAATTTATTATTATTTACCTGATTATATAGAACATAAAATTGGTCATCTATTAATTGCGGATTTTCATTTAATAGTTTTAAAAAGTGTTGATAGGTGCTATCTTCAAATGATATAACAGATATATCTATAAATTCAGGAGAAACTGGATATTTTATTCTTTTATTATCAAGTCTATCACTCATATAATATTCATGTAATTTATTATCTCTATGTGTATCTCGGATAAAGAAATCATTATATTTCGTATTTTTAAATAATTTGCTATCAATTGTATCAGTAATATCTATATTTACAATTTCCATTGAAAATCGTAATCTATATAAATCAAATGACATAATATGTCCTGAATTATATAATGTAGATGGTGTATTATTAATAGTTACATAATGAATACGAGAATTTTTATATTTATCCGATTGTAATAATATAGTTTCAAATTTAATCTTTTTAAATTCTAAATGATATTTATCATCTTCTTTTTTAGATTTATTATTTGAATTAGTTGTGGTTGCTAAAGTATCCGATTTTATTGAATTTGTTTTTTTAAATATTACTTCATTTTCACTTGTAATAAGCGACGGAGCTTTTTTTTTAATAACTATTTGAGATTCATTTGTTATATTGAATTCGCTAATTTTATATAAGTCATTATAATCATAATAAGTGTTGTTATGTTTATAAATCATATCAATTAATTTATTATAAAATTTATCATATGTATTCTTATTATAAATAGTAATAATTTTATCTAATTCATTGGATATTATTTTTGATAATCTTGCATCTTTTTCTCCTATAATATTTTCTTTAATAGTTTTTTTTAAATTATCAGTAAATTCTGTTGTAAAATCAGATAATAAGACAATTGAAGTTTTTTCATATAATGCATCATATATATGACTTAATATATTATAACCTTTTATAATAGCTTTACTAACATACATATAAAGAATTTTATATCTTTCAAGTGTATTTGTTAATATAAATAAATTATAATCAGTATCTGATTGTTGTATATCTTCTTGTGTTGTTAATATTTTATTAATTAATTTTTTATATATATAGATTGCATTTCCTCCTTTTAAATAAAATAAGATTCGTTCATTATTAATAAGTTTATCATGAGTATAGTTTTCTAAATAATAATTGATAACATGATAATTTAAATTCATAAAATCATTAATAATAAAATCATTATTAATATTATTTTTTTGAATTAAAAAATGTTGAACAAATAAATTAGTAATTTGTTCTTGTAATATACGAATAGATGGTTTATAGTCAATTCCTTCTAATTCATATCGCATATTTCGTGGATAATAAGTTAATTGTTTATTTCTTAACAAAGTTTTAACAACATTATTTTTTATATTATATTTTTGTGTTTTTTTATTTTTATTTTTATTGTTTATCTTATTTTCTGGTTTAACATATGCAGCTATTTTATATAAACTTCCAAAACTAATAGAATTATTATTAAAATTATCAGATAATTGTGATTTATTATTTTTTCTATTTTTTTGAAATGATTTAGTAGAAATTGATTTAATATCTGTTTTAATAGGGGAATTAGAATCTGATTTAACAATAGATTTAGAAGATGATTTAACAGTAGATTTAGAAGCTGATTTAACAGTAGATTTAGATGGTAATATAATAGCTGATTTAGCTGATTTATTATTTAACATTTTTACAGATATTTTAAATTATTTATATTATTATATTGAAATATAAAATATTATATATAAAAAAAATGACTATTTATTATTTAAATAATAAATACGATTATTTAAGGTGTAATGATGTTTTTACACCTTTGTGAAATTTAAATGCCGACTTTTATTTTTTTATATAAACATAAATTAAACTTATTATATATATATTATATTTTGTTTTATTATATATATTTTTATTATGGATTTAGAAATTCAATATTTACAAAAACAATTAGCTGAAAAAGATAAAAAAATTAAAGAATTAGAAAATGAATTAAATAAATTTAAAAAACAAGACGAACAAACTAAATTATCTAAAAAAAAATACTATGAAGCAAATA